CCCGGACGGCGACCTTCCCGTACGTCGGCCCGGTGGACCTGATCAAGCCGCCCGAGCTGACCGGGTTGCGCAAGCAGTGCGAGGGATGCGGGTTCGTGAAGGACGCCGGTCGGTTCCCGCGGTCCAGCAACCGAACGCGGGGTGGCCGGTCCTACCGCTGCCACCCGTGTAACGCCATCTACCAGCGCGAACGGTTGACCGCGCGCGGCGGCACCACCGATCGCCGCACGAAGGACCAGGCGCGTCGACGGCTGGTCCGGGCCGAGGCGATCCGAATCTACGGCGGCGCCTGCGAGTTCTGCGGCGCGACCGACGACCTGGAGTTTGACCACGTCAACGGCGACGGACGCGCTCACCGCGCCGAGGAGTCGCCGTTGACGTGGATGCGCCGCATCGCGGAAGAGGGCTACCGGGACGGTCGCTGGAAGATCCGGCTCCTGTGCCGTCCGCACCACGTCCAGCTCCCGACCTCGCGCGGTGGCCGCTGGAAGGGCCGGCGCGCAAGCGCTCTACCTGCATAAATGCACCGAGGGACGCTCCCCGCATCCCCCTCACCCGAAAGGCTCCCCGCCGATGACGATCACGCTCGCGCAGCTGATCAGCCTGCTGGTCGGCACGCTGCTCCCGATCCTGGTCGCCCTGATCACCGACCGGGCCTGGCCCGGCGCGGCGAAGGCGATCACGCTGCTGGTCCTGTCCGCGGTGTCCAGCTTCCTGTCCGCCTGGCTGGTGGCGATCAACGCCGGCGTGGCGTTCGATTTCTCGCAGGCTGCCTTCGGCGTGCTGACGACGTTCATCGTGGCCGTGGCCATGCACTTCGGACTGTGGAAGCCGGCCGGCGCCTCGGGCTCGGCCAGCCCGGTGGCGAAGGTCGGCCTGGACTCCACCCGCGGCCCGGTCGACTGATGGCCGGCAAGATCGCCGTGCGCATCCTGGCGGGGGTCGGCGGTCTGGTCGTCCTCGGCGTGGTCCTGGCCGCGCTGAACGGGCCCGACGCGCCAGTCAGGACCAGCACCGGGTCCACGCCGGCCGTGGCGCCGGTGGCGATCGCACCGGCCGAGCTGACGCAGACCGCGGTGAGCGGGCTCGGTGAAGGCCGGTGGGAGATCGGGACCGACGTGGCTCCGGGGAAGTACCGGACCACCGGGCCGTCCAGCGACGTCTTCCCGCTCTGCTCCTGGTCAGTGCTCACCGCCGATGGCTCGGTGAAGGACATCGGGAACTCCCGCGGGCCGTCCACCTTCACCGTGCCCAACCGGCCGGGCCAGCTGTTCGAGACCTCCGGGTGCGAACCCTGGACGAAGGCATGAGCGGCGACCGCGCCGCCGGCGCCTGGACCGCCTGGCCGGTCCTGCCCGATCAGCTGGAGATCCCGGTCGAGATCACCTGGCCAGACCGAGAGGACTGGCCGCAGGCCTCTGACCAGGGGGAACGCGATGGGTGAGGTCCGGTCCGCGGTGGACGCCACCCTGGCCGCGCTGGAGCTGGAGGACGCGGACGCGGCGGCGGCCGAGCTGGCGCGGGAGCTGGCCGAGGAGATCGACCGGGCGCGCATCGCCGAGCGGGTGGCCGATCACGCGATCCGTGACCTGGACGACGACATCACCGGCGAGACCGAAGAGCTGATCCGCGCGCTGAAGGCGAAGGTGTCCCACCGCGACGCCATCGTCCGTTGTGGACAGCGCCTGGAGGCCGTGCTGGTGCAGCTGCAGGCCACGCCGGCCAGCCGGGCGAAGGCCGGCTCGGCGCCGGCCAGCTTCGCCGGTGGCGCGCTGACGGCGCTGCGGGGCGGTAAGGCCGGATGAGCCTGGCCGAGCTGCGCGCCGTGGACCGACCGCGCCCGAAGGACCGGGGGATCCGTGGCCGCACGGTCCCCCGGCTCTACACGCGCCCGCTGGTGACCGGGGAGCCCGGTCCCTGCGAGTGCGGCTGCGCGCTCACCGACGCGACGTCGCTCGGCTTCCAAGCCATCGCCTTCGCCGAGACCGTGGCGCAGGTGGTGCTGCTGCCCTGGCAGCGCTGGTGGCTGATCCACGCACTGGAGCTGCTCCCCGACGGGTCGTTCCGCTACCGGACGATCATCACGCTGGTGGCCAGGCAACAGGGCAAGGCGGTCGACATCGCCACGCCGATGTTGACCGCCGACGGCTGGTCGACGATGGGTGCGCTGAAGGTCGGCGACCAGGTCTACGGCCCGGACGGCAAGCCCGTAGCGGTCACCGAGGCGCACCCGGTCCTGGTCGATCGGCCGTGCTACCGCGTGACCACCACCGACGGCCGTTCGCTGGTGGTCGACGGTGAGCACCTCTGGACGGTCCAGGACCGGCGTGTGCTCACGAAGCGTGGCCGACGCGGCGAGAAGCCGACGGTCACGCGGCCGTGGGAGACGCTCACTACGGAGCAGATCGTGACGCGTGGACTGGTTCGCCAGGCTGCGCGACCCGGGCGCGGCACCGACTACGCGTTCCGTCTGCCGCGCCAGCACGCCGTGATCTCGCCGGACGTCGCGCTGCCGGTGGACCCGTACCTGCTCGGTGCGTGGCTCGGTGACGGGACCAGCACGCAGACCTGCCTCGCTGTCGGCGACCAGGATGTCGACGAGACCTGCGCGCTGCTGGCGCAGGCGGGCGCCCGGATCGTGTCGAGGACTCGGGCTCGTACTGCGTGGCGCGTGGCGATCAGCACCGACGACGTCCGTCGGAAGGTGTCCAGCCTGCGGGTCGCCCTCGCAGACCTCGACGTGCTGGGCGACAAGCACGTCCCGGACGCCTACCTGGCGGCCGGGACCGATCAGCGACTCGCGCTGCTCCAGGGGCTGATGGATACCGACGGCTCGATCAGCACGTCAGGCCAGGCGGAGTTCTGCTCGACGAACCGACACCTGGCGGACGCTGTGCTGTACCTAGCCCGGTCGCTGGGGTGGCGCGCCACCATCGGCGAGTCGGCGGCCACGCTGCGCGGCGTCGAGGTCGGCCGCCGGTGGCGGGTGCGCTGGACTCCTGCGGCGGGTGACCCGGTCCCGTTCCGTCTCGCGCGCAAGGCCGCGCGGGTGCGGTCGGACCTGCGCACGCGCGGCGACGAGCGGCACGCCGTGTCCATCGCTTCGGTCGAGCCGGTGGAATCCCGCCCGGTCCGGTGCATCAAAGTCGATCGCCCTGACGGGCTCTACCTGGCCGGTCGCGACCTGGTGGTCACGCACAACACCTGGCTGTTGAAGATCCTCGCGCTCTGGGCGATGTACCTCGGGGTCGCCCGGATGGTGCTCGGCTCCGCGCAGTCCCTCGACATCGCCCGAGAGTCCTGGCAGGGCGCGGTGGAGATGGCCGCCGACCAGCCCGAGCTGGCCGCCGAGGTCGGCAACGTCCGCCAGGCCAACGGCGAGCAGTGCCTGACCCTGACCAACGGCGCGCGCTACCGGATCACCGCCAGCACGGGCAAGGCCGGCCGCGGTCTCTCGGTGGACCTGCTCATCCTGGATGAGCTGCGCGAACACCGGGACTGGGCGGCCTGGGCCGCGCTGAGCAAGACCACGATGGCCCGCCCGAACGCGCTCACCGTGTGCATCTCCAACGCCGGTGATGACCGTTCGGTGGTGCTCAACCAGCTCCGTGACGCGGCCATGGCGGGCATCACAGCCGCTGCCGAAGCGGTTAACGCTCCCGACGATTCGGACGAAGACCCCTCCGATGGCCTGGCCCTGTTCGAGTGGAGCGCGCCCGAGGGGTGCGAACTCTCCGACCCGCACGGCTGGTCGCAGGCGATGCCGGGCCTCGGCTACGGGACGATCACCGAGGCCGCTGTGCGCTCGGCCCTGGCAACCGACTCCCCTGCCGTCTTCCGGACCGAGCTCCTGTGTCAGCGCGTCCCCACGCTGGACAGTGCGATTGACCCGGCGGCATGGAAGGCGTGTGCGGACCGGGGCGGCTCCCTGGCCCCGGTCCGCTCCCGCGTGGCGCTGTGCCTGGACGTCAGCCCGGACTACGCGCACGTGACGCTGGTCGGCGGCGCGCGCCTGGACGACGGGCGGGTCCGGCTGCAGCTGGTCGGCTACTGGTCGGGCCCGGACGCGGTGGCGCAGGCCGAGCAGGAGCTGCCCGAGCTGATCGGCAAGGTGAAGCCCGCGGAGTTCGGCTGGTTCCCGTCCGGCCCGAGCGCGGCCCTGGCGCCGCTGCTGCGGATGTTGCGGCTGCGTTTCCGCAGGTCAGTCCCCAAGTACCGGAAGAACGAACTGACCGGCGTCACCGAACTGGTGATCGACAATGAGGATGAGTTCGCCCGGCTGTCGACCGGTCTGGAGAAGGAGGCCTGCCAGGCGCTGGGCGCGGGCGTGACGTCCGGGCGGGTGCTGCAGCCGGACTCCGAGCTGATCAACGCGCATATCTACGGGGCGACGAAGCTGCGTACCGGCGACGGGTGGCGCTTCGGGCGCCCGGTCGACGGCGGCCAGCACGTCGACGCGGCCTATGCCTGCGCCGGCGCCTACTACCTGGCCAACCTGGTCCCCGACGACCCGCCTCCGATGCGAGCGAAGGTCTACTGATGCGATCCGTCCTGTTCGGACTCCTGCAGCTGGCGGGAGCGCTGGCCGCTGTCGCAGGGCTCTACCTGCGCTTCGGCCTGGACATCTCCCTGATCGTCGTCGGGAGCCTGGTCCTGGCCGGCGGCGTCGCGGTGGAGATGATGGCCGCGCGCACCGCTCCCCCCTCGGCGCGCCGCCCGGTCCGGCGCGGCCCGCCCGATGCGCTCCCCGAGCCGGACCGCGTGACAGAGCTGCCCGGCGCCTCGCGCTCCCGGCCGCGGAAGGAGGCGTAGCTGATGGGCCTCGGCAAGCTGCTGGAGCGCAACCTGGTCTACGACGTGACCAACACCCAGACCGGGGACCAGGCGACCTACACGCTGATCACCGACGGTGGGCCCGGCATGTACGCCGGGTGGGGTGACGGTCCGTACCAGGGTGGGATGGGCATCCCCGCAGCGTGGCGCCTGGCGCTGCTGGTGGCCAACCAGGTCGGGCGGGTGCCGTGGGGCGCGTACCGGCAGATGGCCGACCGGGCGCCGGTGAAGCTGCCGGACCAGCCGTTCCTGGTGAACCCGGCCGGGACGACGGACACGAAGCTGTCCGTGTTCCGGTCGTGGGGTCTGGACCGGCTCTGGCACGGCAACGCGATCGGCGTCGTGGCCACCCGCTCCCCGTTGGGGTACCCGACCGCGGCCACCCCGGTCTCCGCGGAGAACGTCCAGGTGCAGCGCTTCGGGACGCAGCTGCCCTTCCCCGGCCAGAACTACATCCCGCCCGGCTTCGAGACCGGCGAGGTGGGTTACCTGATCGGCGGGGTCTGGTACCACCAGCGCGACATCGTGCACTTCAAGGGCCCGTGCAAGCCCGGGGACCTGCGCGGCATGGGGGTGCTCGAAGCGCACTTCGACCTGATGAGCCGCTCGCGCAAGCTCGGCGCGGCGGCGACCGCGGTGGATGCCGGCGCGGTCCCCACCGGCCTCCTGCGCTCACTCAACCCGGACATGAGCCCGGCCGAGGCGCAGCAGCTGAAGGACTCCTGGCGGGCCAGCCAGCGGGAGCGCACGGTGGCCGTGCTGAACCCGCTGACGGAGTTCACGCCGATCGCGTGGAACCCCACGGAGACGCAGCTGCTGGAGTCGCGCCAGTTCGATATCGTCGATTGGGCGAACGTATTCGGTATCTCTGCCAGCTATGCAGGTGGAAGTAATCCGTCACGGGTTTATGCGAATATCGAAGACCAGGGCTTGGATCTTCTCCGGTACGGAACACCGGGTGATGTCATCGCGGAGTTCGAAGCCGTGCTGTCGATGCTGATGCCGCGCGGCCAGTACGTGAAGGCGAACCTGGACCACCTCCTGCGGGCGGACACGAAGTCGCGCTATGAGGCGCACTCCATCGCCATCGCCTCGGGCTTCCTGACCCGCAACGAAGTGCGTGAGCTGGAGGAGCGTCAGCCGCTCACCCCCGAGCAGGAGCGGGAGGTGGCCGAGGCGACCGCGACCGGCGCGGCCGCCGGGCCGAGCGGAAACACCGGCCCGACCGGCGGGCCGAACACGGCGTCGAACCAGGCCGGGACCGGCAGCGCGCCGCCCCGCCTGGCCGCGGTCCGCTCGGCCGCCGAGCTGCCCGAGGACGGCGAGGAGTTCGAGCCGGGCTATGCCGGTCCGGACGAGGATCCTGGGCGCTCCTGGCTACCCGGTGAGGCCGAGGCGTGGGCGGCCGACGACGCGACCGGCCTGACCGCCGGCGCCGCTGCCGGCGGCCTGGACGTCGGTGTACGGGCGGCGGCCGGCCAGGAGGCGCTGCATCGCTACTGGACGGTGGGCCCCGGGCTGGCGAAGTGGCGCGGATCCCCGACCCCCTGGCGGACGCTGCGCGCGTTCCTGTCGAAGTACCTGTCCGGGGAGAAGCTGGACGCCACCACCTCGGCCTGGTACCGCGACGTCTTCGGCCACCTGCCCAACCAGCCGGTGAAGCGCAAGGGTCGGCGGCGCTGATGGTCGTCCGGAGCGCGAACGGGTGGACGGCGAACGACCGGTCGGTGATCTCCACGCGCACCGTGCGCGGCACCGCGGTCCGGCTGGCCGTGCGGATCGGGCCTGCCGGGGACCTCCTCCTGGAGATCGCCGCGCTCTACGACCTGATGGTCCAGGATCTCGACCAGCCGACCGCGGACGACTGGGGATACGCCGAACGCCCGATCCGCGGGAGCACGACCACGGTCTCCAACCACGCCAGCGGCACCGCCATCGATCTGAACGCCACCAGGTGGCCGCTCGGGAGCGCGCCCGAGGTGAACCTGTCGGCGAACCAGATCGCCACCGTGCGGGCGATCGTGGCGGCCACGAAGGTGCCGAGCCACCCGCGCCCGGTCGTGCGCTGGGGCGGGGACTACTCGGGCCGCAAGGACCCGATGCACTTCGAGATCGACGACGCGGCCACCGAGGCCGACTGTGCCCGCGCGCTGGACGCGCTGCGGGTCCGCTACGGGCGCACGCCCGGCGTGCACCCCGAGGAGGACGACGACGTGAGCCTGAGCGCCGAGCAGGACCACATGCTGCGGGTGGTCTTCGACGAGCTGACCAAGCGCCTGCCCAACCGCCGGGGTCCGGGCGGCCAGGCGATCGACGGCGGCGGCGGCGACACCGTGCTGGGCTACTCGGCCAACGCCGACGGCTTCGGCTACCGGCTGGCCATTGAGCTGGCCTACCTGCACCAGAAGATGGACTGGCTCCACGACAACATCCCCGCGCAGGTCACCCCGTCGGGCGGCACTCCGCTCGGTCCGGCGATCGACTACGACCAGCTGGCGGCGGCGCTCCTGCGCACCCTCGCCGGCCGCTCCGGCTGACTCCCCCGGCCGCTCCCCCACCAGGAAGGACGCTCCCCATGTCCCCCACGGACACGATCATCCGGCCGGGCGACCGCTTCGCCCGCACGTTCTCCCCGTTGCTGGAGGTCCGCTCGGCGGCGAAGGGTGGTGACGGGCGCACGATCGAGGGCATCGCGGTGCCGTTCCTGCGCCGGCAGCGGATCGACGCCACGCTGATGGAGCAGTTCGCGCCGGGCGCGTTCGACCACCAGATTCGGGCCGCGCACCGCATCGCCTTCTCCCGCGACCACATGAGCCAGGGCGGCACCCTGATCGGCCGGGCCACCGAGCTCCGCAACGACGCCCTGGGCCTCTGGGGCGCGTTCCGGGTGAGCGCCACCGCGGCCGGGGACGAGACCCTCGCGCTGGTTGCCGACGGCGCGCTGTCGGAGCTGTCGGTCGGCTTCCGGGCGCAGAAGGACTTCACCGAGCCGGACGGCACCATCACCCGCGTCCGGGCGGATCTGGTGGAGGTGTCGGTGGTGTTGGCCGGCGCGTACGGCGAGGGCGCCCAGATCATGGCCGTCCGCTCGGCCGACCAGGGCGGCGACGTCGCCGAGCGCGGCGAGACCGCGTGGCGTCCCGAGCCGCGCCGGATCGACCAGGTGGCCGCGCTGCTGGCCGGCCTGCCTGCGCTGCCCGAGCTGCCCGAGTAGGCAGGTCCAGCCCCGGCGCTGACTAGGCGCCGGGGCGACCCCGCTCTACCGCTGAGCTACGTCACGGGAGTCCGTGCCCCGAGCCGGCAGGATTCGAACCTGCGCGCCCGTAGGATCGCACGGGTCTACCGGTGCAGGCACGGAAGTACCGGCGCGCGAGGCACGGAGCGCGAGTCCGGGGTGTCGACCCGGACGGGACTCGGGAGTCCGTGGACACCCTCCCGGGGATCCCCCGCGTGATCTACGCTGGCGGTGCACTCCTGTCGTCGGAGTCCCCCTGGGTCAGCCCCCGAGTCCGTCCGCTCGGGGGCTGATCTGCGTCTGGGCCTCTTGCGTGATCAGCTACCCTCCTGACCAGCAACACCGAGGCGGCACCCCGCACGGACCGGCACCCCGCACTGCGGCACCCCGGCCAGGCACAGCGGCACCCCGATAGGTGATCAGTCGAACTGACCATCTACCAGGGGAAACCCCATGCCGAATGCCTACCTGGAGAAGCTGCACAAGGATCACGACACCCTCCGCGTCGCGATCGAAGGCCTCCAGCAGACCGCCCTCACCGAGGAGCGGGACCTCACCCCGGAGGAGATGACCTCCGTCCGCGGGATGTCCGAGCAGATGAACGGGCTGTTCACCCAGATCACGCAGCTCACGGAGCTGGAGGTCACCAACCGCGCGGTGCAGGAGCAGGCGGCCCGCATCGCGGGTGACGCCACCGCGGCCGCCGTGGCCAACCGCACCGACCCGCAGCTGACCTCGGTCGGCTCGGTCACCGAGCGCGGCAGTGCGCTGCGCCGGACCAGCTCCACCACCGCCGTGGACCGCGACCCCGGCCACTACACCCGCTCGGCGCCCAACTCCTTCTTCGGCGACCTGCACCGGGCCCGCTCGGGCGACGACGACGCCGGCCGGCGCCTGGCCGAGCACAACCGCGCGCTGTCCACCGGCACCGGCAACGCCGGCGCGGGCGTCGTGCCGCCGCACTGGCTCACCGAGGAGTTCGAGCTGCTGGCCCGCCAGGGCCGCGCGCTGGCCTCGGCCGTGCGCAACATCGGTCTCGGCTCGGACCCCCGGCCGATCACCCTGCCCAAGCAGACCGCGGGCACGGACTCCGAGGTGGTCGAGCAGTCCTCGGAGAACGCAGCCACCGAGGACGACGACGCCTGGACCTCCGACGTGGACACGGTCACGCCGAAGCCGACCACCGGCATCCAGATCGTCTCCCGCCAGATGCTGGACATGTCCAGCCCGGCGATCGACGCGCTGATCTACGGCGACATGCTCAGCGCCTACAACCTCAAGGTGGAGAAGAAGGTCGGCGCGGCGATGGTGACCGCCGCCGGCTCGGCCGTGACCACGTTCGCCACTGAGGCTGCGTTCAACGCCGACCAGGACGCGTCGGACGCCGTGATCGACACTGCGATCTCCGTGCGCAACGCGCGCAAGCTGCCCCCGGACATCGTCGCCATGGGCGTGGTCCGCTACGGCGCCTTCCTGAAGCTGAAGGACGCCGACGGCCGGCCGATGATCCCGGACGGCTCCAACGGCCCGATGAACGCGATCGGCGTCGGCACGGTGATGGTGGACGGCCGCATGCACGGGCTGGGCATCATCGCCACCGACGGTGTGTCGACCGGTTCCTACCCGGAGTCGATCCTGGTCGCGCGGGCCGCGGACACGATCCTCTTCGAGAGCGACGTGCTGCGGTTCCGCTACGAGGAGCCGCTCGGCCCGGAGTCGGTGAAGCTCGGCGTCTGGGGCTACACGGCGTGCATCGTGCGCCAGGCCACGAAGTCCGTGAAGCGGATCGTCGTCACGGCGGCCAGCTGATGGCGGCGGTGAAGCCGCCGGCGCGCCGTTCGGAGTCCATCCGCACGGACTACCTCGGTGTGGCGAAGACGCCGGTGACCACGCAGGCCCACATCGCCGACCCGTCCACCGGGGCGACGGTGGACAGCCAGGCGCGCACGGCCATCAACGCCATCCTGGACGTCCTGGAGGCCTTCGGCCTCACGGCGACCAGCTGAGCCCGCGATGAGCTGGCCGCCGGAGCTGAGCGACCTGAAGCTGGACCTGTCGATCCCGGACAGCAACACCCGGGACGACGACCGGCTTCAGCAGGTGCTGGACGCTGCCGTCTCCTACGTGGAGCGCGTGCACACCGGCCGCTACAGCTTCGGCGACCCGCTCTCCACGCTGCCGTCCGAGCCGGCGGACTTCCACCTCGGGGTCCTCCGGCTGGCCGGGCGCTGGCACACCCGCCGCCGCTCGCCGGACGGTCTGATCTCCGCCGGGGACCTCGGGACCTCCCGGGTTCCGGCGATCGATCTGGACATCGCCCGTCTGCTGCAGGTCGGGCCGTTCGCGCGGTCCGTGATCGCATGAGCTTCACGTCCGTCCAGGCCGCCCACGACGCGCTGGAGGCCGCGCTGCTAGCCGCCAGTGCGTCGCTGCCGGCCGACGATCAGTTCCGTGTGCACGCGGAGGTCTCGGACTCCGTCGACCCGCCGGCGGCTGTCCTGGCCCCTCCGCTGCTGACCTGGGCCGGGCCCGGCCTGGCCCCGACGGACGCGACCTGGCAGGTAGCGATCGTGGCGAAGGCGGGGACCGGGCGCACCGCGTCCGACCTCTACCGGGCGCTGCCCACCATCGCCGAGGCGATCGACATGCAGACGGACTTCGTCGTGAAGCAAGCGGAGCCCGGTAGCTGGCAGTCCGGAAATGACACGCTCCCCTGTTTTCTGCTGACCATTGAGGTTGCGCTATGACCAGTCCGCACCACCGTAAGCTGAAGATCCTGACCCTGGATATCGGCGGGTCGGAATACCAGCTCCAGTGCCGCAAGGCACAGATCGTCAACAATACCGACGACGGTGAGACCTTCTACACCTTCGGCAACGACGGGAACGACGATTCCACGTCCTTCGTGGAGGCGGCCGACCCGTCCTACGCGCTGGACCTGGAGTTCTACTCGGACTGGCGCTCTGCCGGTATCTCGGACTGGCTCTGGGACCACGACGGCGAAGACGTGGATTTCCAGCTGGACCTGAACCCGGACATCCCGGCCGAGCACGTGATCTTCAACGGCACGGTGAACGTCAAATCGCCGAGCCCGGGTGGCGAGGTCCGGACCACCGACGTCACGGCGGCGACGCTGCAGTGCGCCGGCAAGCCCGTGAAGACCCGGCCGTAGGAGAGCTGACCCATGACGATCACCACGCGCGCAAGCGCGCGCGCCACCGTCTCGGCGCGCAACACGATCGATCTCGGCTCCTCCTCGGCGACCCGCGAACTGGAGCTGGCGCTGGAGCTGGCCAACGGCACCGGCGCCGGCCAGGCCGACCTGGCGTTCAGCGACACCCGCACGCTGGGCGCCTCGGGCACCGAAGATCTGGACCTGGCCGGCGCGCTCACCGACCCGTTCGGCACCGCGCAGGTCTTCGCCCGACTGAAGCTCCTGGTGGTCTCGGCGGCCGCCGCCAACACGAACAACGTGCTAGTGAGCCGGCCGGCCTCCAACGGTGTGCCGATCTTCTCGGCCGCCGGGGACCAGGTGATCCTCAAGCCCGGTGGGTTCCTGATGCTGGCTGCGGGCGATGAGGACGCAGTCGGGTGGGCGATCACCGCCGGGACCGGCGATCTGCTGACGGTGACGAACAGCGGGTCGGGGACCTCGGTGACCTACTCGATCCTGGCCGTGGGGTGCAGCGCCTGATGTTCACCCTGCGCGTGGTGCCGGACGGCGAAGAGCCGTTCGACATCGAGACCACCTCCCGGGACATCGTCGCTTGGGAGGCCGGCGGGAGCCGGCAGAACCCGCGGTCGATCGGCGCGCTCGGCGACAACCTGCGGATGACCGACATCACGGACCTGGCCTGGTACGCCGCCGACCGGCGCGGGCTGACGGACCTGGACATCCGCGAATGGCGCAAGGCCGTGGACATCGACATCACCTCCAAGCCCGGTGACGACGAAGACGAGGAGGACGGGGGGCTGGACCCTACCCAGCCGGCTCCCTGAGTCGCGCTGTCGTCGCGCTGGCCATGCGGACCGGGATCCCCGCGGACGCGTGGCGGGCGGGTCCCCCGCGGGACCTGGATACCGCGCTGGCGCTGATCCGGGAGCAGCAACAGGCCGAGCTGGAGGAGAGGTGAGCGGTGCCCGGTCGTGACACCCGCTCGGTCAGCGTCACCGGGCTGGACGAAGTCCTGCGCGCGCTGGACAAGCTCCCGCGCGACGCGGAGCGCGAGGCACGCGCCGGCGCGGTGCGGATCAGCCGGCGCCTGGCCGTGCTGATCCGGGCGGCCGCACGTACCAGCGACCGCCAGTCCGCCCGCGCGGGGCGCACCGTGCGCACGGCGACCAACGGCCTCACGCCGTCGGTCATCGCCGGTCCGCACCCGCTGCTCTTCGGCTCCAACTTCGGCGCGCTCGGCCGGTTCGGCTGGTACTCGAACCGGCGCTACCGCAGCTCCCGGCCGCGCCAGTTCCGCCCACACCGCGGCCAGGCCGACTACTGGTTCTTCTCCACGGCCGAGCGTTCCGACGCCGAGCTCGCGCAGGAGTACCAGGAGATCGCGGACTCCATCATCCGGGCCTGGAGCGCCTGATGGCCAGTACCCGGTCCCGCATTGAGATCGAGATCCGCGCCCAGGTAGAGGGCTTCCGGGACGCTGTCCGGGGCGCGGAGGCGCAGCTGCGCCGGATGGCCCGCGTGGCCGACGACAACGACAAGGCGTTCGACCGGCTCGGCAAAGGCATCGGCCGGTTGCTGAAGTCGCTGGCCGCGGTCGGGGCCGTGGGCAACGCCGTGGGCACGGTGGCCGCCTTGACGGCCAGCCTGTCCAACCTGGTGGGGATCGTCGGGCTGGCGCCGGCGGCGATCTTCACTCTCGGTGCGGCGATCGGCACCTTCAAGCTGGCCACCGCGGGCTTCGCAGACGCGGTCGGCGGTGATGCCGAGGCGCTGGCGAAGCTGGCCCCGTCCGCGCGCGCGACCGTCCAGGAGATCAACCGGCTGAAGCC